TTGCTATTTGTTGAATCTGTTTAATATCTAATCCAGCAGCAAGTCCGGGTGCAAGCGTAGCTCGCATAGTTTTTGCAAGTTCTGAAATAGATATGCCATATTTGAGTGCATCTTGTTGTAATTGTCTTGTGATTTTCCCAGATACTTCTAATGCTTGCGGAAGCTGAATAGCCTCGCCATTGATGCGTCCCATTGAGATAAGAATTGCAGCCATTCCTAGCTTCGTATCTTCCATAGAACGCATTAGTCCAACACCAAAGAACGCAGGAGCAGCCAACGCACTACCAAGTGCAATAACACCATACAAAGCACCCGTCATTTCAAATGTCAGCGATGCCATTGCTGCGGCTGTCTGGCGGATTGCGCCACGGTGACGGGAGTTGCCGTGGATAGCGAGATTTTGTGCTTTGGTAATATCATCGTGCATTCGGCTATATTCTTTACCAACAATAGTGCCAGCCGCATGATCCGCATGAAGTTGCTTCATCGCTGCGCCTAATGCCAATACTTTTTCTCTGCGAACTTCTAATGATTTAATTCCAGCACGTGCATATACATCTTCCTCTAATGCTATGCGTTTTGTTTCCGCCGCCGCTGCTCGTTGTGCTGAATTCTTTTCAGATATTGCTTGCTTATGTTCTGATAGAGATTGCTTACGTTGAGCTAGTGCTAGTTTCTCATTTGCAATTTCTGTAGCGGATAGTTTTTTTGATGCGTCAGCGAATGCTGTTAATTGAGCCGTAGCGGTTTTTAGGTCGGTTGTATCAACCTCAATCTTCAATGTCGCTAGGTCAAAATCGCTCATTTCGCGTCCTTCGCAGATTCCGTTATATATGCCGCATCTATTTCAACTATTGCATTAAGTTCCCATTGCTCAAGCCTTATTCCTAATAACGCACACCAATTCTGTATTTCAGTATAAGACAAAGGGTTTGCACCAAATCCGTTGCTTCCCCTTGCCCTATTCAACTGAATAAAATAATGCCAAATATGCGCGGCAGATTCAGGAATATCAGGTTCATTCGCCAATTCTTCTGGCATGATTCCATTTGACTGATATGCCACATTAAGATGGTCGCGTAATGAGCAACCATCTTTCTGCCGTGCATTTAACCGAAACTGGTAGGTGGCAAACTCTACCAGTTCCTTTGCTAGTTTTTTAGGAAAAGCTCAAGGTTGCCAATGCTTTCGTTGACCTGCTCATAAATAAATGGATAGGTCTTATAAACCTTAATCGCATTCTGTACCGTGAATGTCAGTTCTTCGCCATCCAGTTTAACGCCGCGCCAGCCTTTAGTGCATAGCACCAGCAACTCGATATTCTCGGCTTCAATAGCCTCTACAGTGCGAATTTCAGGGTCTTTACCGCGCTTCTGCGCCATTGCATCTTTGCGCAAACGGGTATTGGTTTTATCCCGCGTATAATCGCGGAATTCTTTGGAATCTTTGCCAATCAAAGTAATAAACATCCCAAGTGGGACGTTACTGACTGGATGATGGAGTTCAATTTCTGCACCTTTGTCGCAAGCGGACGTGGTGTCAAGAGTAGATAAATCGAATGACATGATATTGCTCCTTTTTACGTTTGTACTCGTCTTACAAAATCCCGCGCTGATATTGCTAGTTCAGCGCGGGGGTATTCAGTTACTTAAGTAATCGAACTGTCCTGAATAAGCATAATGCTGTCGAACGTATCAGTACCAGCACCGCCAGTAGTATCACGCAGCGCAACAAATGGCATGGTCATGGTCAGACCTTTTTCGCCATCATCTTTATCAGCACCATTGATTTTGCAGACAGGGAAGGTGAATGACATTACGTCAGCAGCAGCGGTATTTGCAGTGGTAAACGCGGCAATGATAGATACTTCCGTTTCAGCCAAGAAGTAATCGCGCATTGTTACGCTATCGAACAGAACGGACATATTGCCGCTTACGTCAATCATGCCGGGGAACACATCAGGATCAGCGTTTGAACCTAGAACACCGCCCGGAACCGAGTAGTTACCTGCAACACCGAAGTCCAGCGAAGTAATCGTCGCAACCTTTGTACCTTGAACGAATACAGCACCATTAGCAGCAGCTAGGATGTTTCCGGTAGGGGCAGCGGTAGGTGATGTAAATACGCTTGCCGTCCCAGTGGTCATGTTCAATCCCATAATCGGGAAGTCGATAGTCGCCATGCCGGATGCAGGCAGCTTCACGTTCATGCCGGTAATCGCGCAATCAATGAATTGCTCAGATTGCGTAATATCAGCGTAGTTACGTTCAATAGTCCAGTAATCACGCGCATGGCTGCCTTCGCGCCAACAGCAACGCCATCCAGCATCGTTCCGGTCATTACGGTAGATGTGAGTGCAGTAATCAGGAAATTATGAGCGTTATTTGGAACACCAGTCGTTGACCAACCAGTCCAGCGAACGACCATGCCGATTTTGAAGCCGAGAGTCAGGAAGTTTGCGCCAGCAGTAGTGAACGTGCCATTTGCACCGCTAGTTACAGCAGCAGTAACGTCAATCAATGCACCGCTTGATACGCCAGCAGACCATGCGGTAGAACGCAATACGGAACTGATGAAATCGTTATACCCGCCAACAGACAGTTCGCCATTGATAGTGCCGTCAACAGATACAACGCCATGACGACCATCCGAACGCTGCATGGACGGGTCAATCTCGTTGGATTTGTAGAATGCTTTTTTCTTATTGAGTGTCGCGGTAGTGCGACGATAGAGTTGTGCGCTTGCGCCTGATGCGGCACTTCCAAGCCCAGATTGTTTTTTTGCCGCTAATTGAGTAAATACCCCAGATGCGATTGTCATGTCAAATGCTCCTATAGAAAGTTAAATTACACTTCCGAGGATGGCATATTGACCAGCGGGACGATGAACTGTGTGGCTTGAGGTCGCGTGCTCGGGTATTACGGTTTTGCTAGTCTTGCAATGTGCTGCAATTTCTTTTGTTAGTATGCGCTTACTATTAGTGCAATGCAAGTGCTACTTATCTTCTATTTCATGCAACTCATATTTCTTAATCACTTTTATTGCATCTTCGATTGTGTCTGATTCAACAAGATATTCACAAGTGATTTGCGCCAATTCTCCTGCATATACTCGCAATGTGAATCCTTGCAACGGCAAATCTTTGCTATCAATAGAATCATGCAATTTTATTCCAAATGCCCTTGTTAAATCTAACGCATCTTGGCTTTGTCCATGCAATATATTACTCATTTTTATTATCCTTTTCTTCGGCTTCAATCCATAAAATAATCGCTGCGGCAAAACCTTTTAGATAACGAACTACCGCTAATGCTAATGTCTTGGTATGTGGCTTCAAGCAAACACCTCCGCGTAATACCGACAGCGAACGGGCAATACCCAGAAAGCATCAAGTACCATTCCCTGTCCGATTTCCGGTGTCTTTTCGATTATCACAGTTACTCCGCCATTCGTGAAACTTGCCCCACGCTTAAATGTAGTACGGATTAGCTCAGCACGGGTAGCAGCGGTAACAGAACCGTTGTTGATAGGATAGTGAAGCTCGATAAATAGCAATCCGCGTTCCTGATAATGTCCATCGCCAAATGTTGAGTTATCTGGCATTGATGGTACAAGCGTTACGCGTTGGTAAGAAACTCCGGTAACTGGGATAAAATTTTGGTTTTCCCATGATGTCGGCAAAGTCGGTGTCATGGCGAACAGACCGACCTCAAGTGCCTGCCTCACATTGACCAATCCGCTCATGCCATATTCCTCGCCTGCATTACAGCCGTTCTAACGAACATTTTGGAATCATTCAATGCAAGTTGAACCATATGCGCGCCTGCACCTGCACCTCTTTCGTTCGGCGGTGTCAATTTCCATTTGCTAATATAAGGATGCGTACCTGTTTCCATAGCCCTCGCGTAAGGTGCGTTATTGTAAATAAAATGTCGTGCTGCCGTAGGTGCTGCTTTCACTTCCATGAATCTCGCCATTGAAGTTGAACCGCTTGCGTCAATCGTTGATGGAAAATCATTTCCTGCGCTTCCATGCGAATATGACCAACTGCCAACAAATTCACCCGGCTTGTAAGTAGAAGCTGGACGCATCTTTTGCCACATATCAGACCACAATTCCCACCGTCCTACAGGGCTTCTTTCAACAATAGCCTTGCCCACCATTATCACAGTTCCTTGCGTCACATGAGCAAGTCGCCGCTGATACTTGGCTACATGCTTGGCTATTTGTTCTGCGAAGGTCGGCATGATTTATCTTGATTCCGGGAATCCATCACTATCAAATTTACGAAGAATTTCAGCCGTTTCTCCGGTATTTTTCGCAATAGATAATTGTGCCTCGCGTAATTCTTCTCGAAATGCTTTAATTTCAGCAATAAGCACATCAAGTTGACTTGCATCAACCATGATTTTCAAGTTGGCAATATCAGTCATTTGATTTATTCTTCCATGACTTATCTTTTTGCTGTTTAGGCGCATCATCAGCCTCGCCGCGCTTCGTAACAGTATCATCCTCGCCATTAGGCTGTTTGCATACGTTACCTTCTGCATCGCGCAATAGGCATACAGCCTCGCCAGTTTCGGGATTGGCACTGATGCAGTCTTGAATTTCAATGTTATTTACGGTTACTCGCATGTTACCTCCTTAGTAAGTGCTTACTTCATAAGGCAAAGTGTATTGCAGAAAGAATGTATTGTCAAACGGTAACTGTGTATGCTACAATGCTTATCCATTAACGTGAATAAATGACAAAAAATGAAACTCACAAAAGGCGTTGCATTGGTATTAACGGGTAAAGAAGGTTGCGGTAAGTCTAGCGTTGCGCGTAGGATTGCCGCAGAAAATGGCTCATTCATTGAAGCTGGAATGGCTAAGCTGAAAGATTTTGGGCTTGGAAAGGTTCTTAGTCAATTACCAAATACTGTAATAGTTGAATCCTTCACACAACCGACGAATGATGAATTGGATAAAATCAAAGCATGGATTGCGAATGATTCGATTGTAATTGACTTGAAAGGTAAGAAACAAAAAACTGTGCCATTGCCAAACTTTATCTTTTGCGCCAATCATTCAGCAAAATTTAACTTCGGCAAGAATAATAGGCGATTCAAAGTTGTTAACTTGGATTTTGAAATACAAAAATCACCAAGCGAATTTCAGGAATGGGTGGATAAGAAGATTGCTGCTATCGGATAATTACTAACGTATGTGTTCTATGGATAAGATTGGTGACAGATACGGGAGGCTAACAATTCTATCTTTTACGGCATCCGGCGGGAAAAAGAGATGTTTGTTTAAGTGTGATTGTGGCGAGCAAATAACGATGCGCCCAACATCCGCAAAAAGTAAAGACTACCCATCGTGCGGATGTTGGGGAAAAGAAATACGAAAAGAGAAAACCTCAGATAGATTTGATTTTATGCCTTATGTTGGGTATAAGTTTGGACGCTTACTTGTGACTGGTATTGACTCCTGTATTAGTAGGAAGAAAAGCATTTCAAGATTAGTATGTCTTTGTGATTGCGGTGCGCAAGTTGTTGTTAGGGGAGACCAGCTAAAATCTGGTGTTACAAAATCTTGCGGCTGTATCCAAAAAGAATGGGCGACATCCTCACGGTTGAAGGAGATCAACACAACTCACGCCAACACTACCATCGGGACGATTGGGAAAGGTCAAACATCAATATACGCATCATGGCTAAAGATTAAAGACCTTTGCCTTAAAGACAGAGGGTTTTCTTATGAGAAGGTGTGCCATGAATATGACCCAAGGTGGGATGACTTTGAAGAATTTTTGAGCGATTTTGGACAAATACGGAACGATCAAACAATTAGCAGACATGACAATAAAATGCCATGGTATAAAGAAAACTGTTTTATCAATATCGGTAAACGTGTGTTACAACTAACGTCGGATAGTGCAATCAAATAAAATACAAGTGCCAGCCGGATTTATATCCTTGATATTCTTAATCTGCCAAGTAACTCCGCCAACTATCACTTGGTCGTTCAGGCTAGGCGCGATTCCATTAGCATCGAGATATAATCGTTTA